AAAGCTATTCTTATTTCTACTCCTAATGGTTACAACTGGTTTAAAGATATTCATGATATGAAAGAAGGCTGGACTAAATACCACTGGCCAACTAGTTTAAATCCATTGATCACTCCAGAAGAACTAAATGAAGTACGTAGTCAAATATCAGAAGTTGACTACAAGCAGGAATACCTTGCTGAATTTGTAACTAAGGCTGGTAGAGTCTATGATGAATTCAATGGTGAAAATATCATTGAACCAATCCAACCTAATCCAAATGAATATGATATCTATCTTGGACTTGACTTTGGTTATGCTTCAAGAACTGCTGTAGTATTTATGGCTATCAGTAGAGTCACTGGTAATGTTATACAATTTGATGAGTTATATTTAACACATACACAAATGGATGATATAATCTCTCTAATTCAAGCAAAATTATACAGTTACAACTTAAGTCAAAGAGATCTAAAATATTGTTATACTGATCCTGCTGGTAATGCTGAGGAACTCATGGCTGGTCTATCTCCTGTTGACCTCATGAGATCAAAAGGCTTTAGTGTTATCAACAAAGGATCAACTATTATTTATGGAATATCACTAGTCAGATCATTCATTCGAAACTCACTTGGAACTAGAAGATTTAGAGTGACTAGTAATTGCATTGAAACTATTAGATGTTTTAATGGTTATCAATATGATATAACACGGGATGGAATAGCTAAAGAAGAAGCACTCAAAGATGGTATTCATGATCACTTAATGGATGCTGTCAGATACTTTTTCGTAAATAGATTTGACCAATCAAAATATGTTGCATCAACTCCCGATCAAAGGGCGTATACTACTAACACAAACAAGAAAGTAATGAAAAGGTGTGCAAAGTGTAATCGTCCATTCCCTTCCACTACACCACTGAATCAACCACCATTCTTGTGTAGTGAACACTTAGAGGAACAAATATGATACAAGACACAACTCCAATTTCCTTAGTGATGAGAACTAATATTTACTCTTTCTCTGATGATGAACGCAAACGCAGAGAGGGAGCACTAAAGAACAAAGATTTTTACTATGGAAGACAGGAACAATACCTGAGTCTCATCAATGAAGATGTAGATCCAGTCGCTATCAACCTAGTCAATCCAATAGTCACTAAGCGTTCATCCCTCCTATATAACAGACCACTTGTAAGAGAATTTGATGGACCTGAATATTCTGTTAAAACACTTGAGGATATTTACTATAAGCTCAAGATTGACACTATATTACAACAGGTTGATCTAGCTGCTGAACTTACTGGAACCTGTCTAGTATTTGTTGGTCTAGATGAGAATGACGAGATCATTTTGATACCTTATGATGCTTCCAACTTTTCAGCAGTAACATTGCTTGATAATAAAACTATTGAAGCATTACAGATTATATCTATTAATGACCTAGTAACTGAGAATGGAAAAAGTGTACAAGTAAAGAGAGTACTAGATTCTGAAGTTTGGACCAATAGTTATATCCACAAATTAAGAGATGGAATCCAGTATGAACAACCTGTTGCTAATGATCTTGGATTTATTCCATTTGTACCATTTAAAGCACAAGAAGTTATTTCACAATTCCTTGGACATTCACCAACTACTAACATCAGACAACTTAATGGATACTATAATCAGCAACTAACTCACTTAGGTTACATGGTGAAAATGCAATCAGCAACACCCATAGTATTAAGTGGTTTTTCAAATGGTGAATCAGTTTCAATACATCCAGGTACTGCGATTAGTTTACCTGCTGGTGCTGGTGCATCATCACTTGGACTTGATCCAAAAGTTACAGAAGCACTGGAAGTAATCAGATATATTGAAGAAAAAATGTATCAAACATCTAGTGTTCCAAAAATATCTATTGTTGGTGATATACAAGGTACTACATCTGGAGTTGAACTAATGATCAGATGGGCACCACTTGCTAGTGTTTTCCATGAGAAAGCAAATAGATACCAGCAATATGAATTACAACTAGCTAATATGATCTTAGATGTTTTAGGATTAGAAAGAATAGTTGATGTTAAAGTTAATTATCCTAAAGATGCTGTTTTACCTGTTGATACTGACAGACAAAACCTTGAACAAGACATTAAACTTGGAATTAGAACACCAATAGACGAAATACTTAAAACGCACCAGAATCTAGATGAGACTGGCGCTGAAGCTCTAGTTTTAGCGAACTTAGAGTTTAACAAACAAATTCAGGAGAGACTAGATGTCCGACCAAACAACCAATCAGAATAACGACTCTGGTAGTCAAAACAACAATAGTTCACAGGGTGCTTACTCTGCTGACTACGTGAAAAGCTTGAGAGATGAAGCTGCTTCATGGAGAACCAAGCTGCGCGAGCTTGAAACCAAATATAATGAGCTTGAAACCAAAACTAAACAAGAACACTTATCAAATACTATTGGTAAGGAACTTGAGAGGAGAGGAATCAAAGCTGACCCGTCTTGGATTAAACTGGAAGATGGAATGTCTCCTGAGCAGGCAGTGGATAAGTTCTTGAAGAATTATCCTAATCTGATACCTTCTGAACAGCCTATCGCACCGAAACGTGTTAGAAATCCGATGCGTCCAAATGCTGCTGATTCAAATATCGAAAACACAGCAGTTAGTGAATTAGACGCAATCAAGAAAGATCCAATTGCTAGAAGCAAAGTAAGAGATCTTTATAGGAGTTTACTGGCTCAATCTGCTAAAACTCCTCTTTACATTAAATAAGAAAGAAACAAATTATGGCTATCTCGAATAGTACTACTCTTAATGATTTAGTGGGTCAAATAGTAACCCAAGATGCAATCTCTGCTGCTTATGGCGCACGAGTAATGAGAAATATAACTTCAGTCTACGAAGTACCTCTTGGTGCTGGTAGTATTGTTGTTCCTACTTTTAGCGGTGTTTTCGAAGCTGCTTTAACCGAAGGTGTTGCTCCAAATTCTACTACTTGGAACACTGATGGTGTTACTCTTACTCCTGTTGAACGTGGTATCTACGTACAGATTTCTAAGAGAGTTCTTCATGCTGATCCTTTCATGGACCTTGCTCCTTATGGTGATCAGTTAGGTCGTTCTCTGGCTTACGGAGAAGATACTGAGATCCTTAAAGTTATGGGATCTGGATGCTTCAATAACACTGTTGGAACTTTTGAGGCTGATATTACTGCTAGTGGTTTCAGAGCTGCAATTTCTGCTCTTGAATCTGCTAATGCACCGAAGCCTTACTTTGCAGTTTTTCATCCTGCTTCATGGGGAAAACTAACTGCTGACTTCGGACAGGCTAACGTGTTTGATGCAGTGGGAGCTGGAATAGTTAACGGATTTGGTGATGGTTATCCTTCACTGAATGGTTATGTAGGTTCTCCTTATGGTATTCCTACTTTCATTAGCACTGCTGTTCCTTCAGATAGTACTCACTACTACAACTGTATGTTCAGCAAACAAGCAATCGCTTTTGCATACATGAAAGATATCGGTATCGACGTTTTTGACAACGTAGTTGCTAGAGCTTTCGATGTTATGGCTTGGAGATCTGCTGATCAGAAAGTAACCAATAAAGACTATGGTGTAACTATCATAGACAAGAAATAACTTAATGTTGGTGGAGAAATCCACCAACTCTTTCTAATTTTTTAGGAGAATTTAATGGCTTTAACTATGTCACAAATAGCCAATTTAATAAGAGGTAGAGAGATTTCTTCTCAATGTTCATTAAATGAAAAAATTGATGCTGCATTTGAATCAAATGGTATTAATGTAACTGATGAATAAATAGAGAATGCTGTTTTCTATAAAATAGCAGCTTATGCTTCAAAACTGTAATGGAGATTTAATATGGCAATGCCTTCGTACACTAGAAAACTGTCAATTTTAGCAAATAGTTCTTTATCTTCATCCAATTCTAATTTTCCATATCAGATTGATTTATCTAATAAATTAGCTACGGATTCTAAATTTAAAGCGGCTATAACTAGTGCTAGCAACATTGCAATATATGATCCAGTTGCTGACTTACTAAGACCTAGAATTGTTAGTCTTGATCTGGATAATAATAAATTATTTATATCATTTGATGGATCTTCACAAACTACTGCTGATAAGGAATTCATAGTATTAGCTGGTCCAGAAATAAATGAAGTTAATTCATCACAAGCTTTTTCATTAGCTGGTTTTATACATCAGTTATGTTTTGATGAATTTACAGCAGCTAGTACTACCACTGATTGTGTTGGTGGAAATATTTGGACTATTAATTCACCTGCTACTTTAGGTAATGCTGGTAAGATAGGTAATGGTTTGACATTAACTAGTTCAGGTAATGCGATTGCTTCGTCTGGTCTAATTGGAACAGGGGATTATTATATTGAATTTATTTTCAAGGTGAATACTGTAGGATTAAATCAAACATTTATTGCTCATGCAGGTTCAGGAATTTCAATAATATTAAACGAAAATAAAACTATTCAAATATATTCTCAAGGAACTGGAGCTTGTGCAGCAAGTACAGTTTTGATAAATGATACAAATTTTCATCATATTGGAATACTACGTAGAGAATCAGGATTAACAGATATCTATATAGATGGAACTAAAGCTGGTACAAATATGGGTTCTGGAACACCAATAGATGCTACTAAACCAACGAAAATCGGTTTGTATGGAGCTTCGGTTTACCCATTAAGTGGAATGATAGATAATATTGGATGGTGTGACTCAGTTAAAGATTTTGACTTTTATACAACTAGATACAATATGCTCATGAGTCCAGAAACATTTTGGACAATAGGGAATAGTAGTGGTCAAACAAGCAATAAACCCATGATCAATTATTATAATCCACTTCTAAGGAAGTTTTATATAAACAAAATTAACAATACTAGAAAAGCTCTAAAGCGTTATGGTATGAATGTTTAAGAAAGAATAAACTATGTCTTTAAATCCTAGAGTATTTGACACAGCTATTTTAAATAGATCGACATCATCAAGAGCAGTGACTGCAAATGGTGCAAATGGTGCGAATAATAACTTCAAAATAGATCCTGATGGACTACTTATTGCTGCACCTATGATTGATTATAATAGGTGCTTTCTTAAAATATCACATGATGATGGTTATACATGGACTAATAAGGGTGGATATTATTTACAGCCCAGATCAGATACATTCGCAGAGGGTACATGTTATCAAGTCTTTTATGATAAGGAAGATGATTGGACCACAATATTATATGCTGGTTATAATCAACTATGGATCATAACTGATGATAATGCTGGAAATGTAATTACTAATACACCTTATGGAGAAGTACAGGTAAAGTATGGAACTTATACTGATAGACCTTCTGGTAACTTTATGGCTATGGATGGAGATTTCCCTATAATTTACTGTGCTTATGTAAATTCTAGTACTAATCAGATCAAAATAACAGGTATAGATGTTATGAGGGGAATCAATGATTGTATTCAAGATTTAGCAGCTTATAGTGGTGGAACTCCTGTACTTGGTACTTTGGCAATCAAATCAAAAGAAGATAAAGTACATTTAATAGCTGGATTGAGTAGCTCATTATCATATATACCATTTACAAAGAAAAAAGGTAGTGGCACTGGATCATTTGGAACTGCAAATAGCATTGATACAAATGGATCAGCTAGAGATGTAGGAATAGATATTAATGGAGAAAAACATCTTGGAGTAATATATTCGATAGATACTGGGTCTGGAGCAATGGGATTTTATGCCACATCAACTAATAGTGGATCAACTTGGAATAAAATTGGTTTAATACCTCCATCTGGTTACAGTTCAATATATGATCCTTTGACCAACAAATACTCACTTAGATCTAGTATTGTTGGTGGTTATGATGATTCATTTCTAATATCAAATTGTTATAAGAACTCTACAACTAATAATATAGATGTATTTGTAAAAGAAATTAATCCAACTGATTCAGGTATATTATTCAATGATATACCAACACAAAGTGGAATGATTGGCATCGGACCAAATGGATACATAGGAATATATGAAAATTCATCTTGGAATCAAATAACCCCAACGACTAGTTCTAAGTTAAATGATATTGTCTATGGTGACTCTAAATTTGTTGCTGTAGGTAATTCAGGTGTTATAGTCACTTCTAACGATGGTAGAAATTGGACACAAAGAACTACTGGAATAACTAAGGATTTATATGCGGTTGCGTATAACCCTTCTGGAGCCTTCTGTGCTGTTGGAGCATCAGGGGCGATACTTACATCAACTGATGCAATAACATGGACTGAGCGCAATTATATTGCGTCTACAATCAATTTGAAAGGTGTCACTACCTTTAACCCATATCAATACTGGGTTGTCGTAGGTAATGACAACGGAAGTACTACTAGCAGGTTATATACATCCAATACACTTAATGGAACAGCTTGGACATCAAGAACAATTGGACACAATCAAATATGGAATGATATAACTTCTAGTCCTACTCTGTTAGTTATAGTTGGTAATAATGGTACTATTTACACTAGTGGTGACGGTATCACATGGACTTCACGCTCATCTGGAACTGGTGAACATCTAAACTCAGTATCTAAAAGTACTGCAAGATTTGTAGCAGTTGGTAATAATGGAGCTGTTACAATTAGTTCTACTGGTACTACATGGTACATACAAAGTCCTGCACCAACTAGTCAGAATTTACTAAGTTCTGTTCCAGTTGGATCTGGTATGTATATAGGAGCTAGTGGTTATTATGCAAACTCAGCTGGTGGACTTATACCATATACAACTATATCAAGTGGTTCTGAAGTACTTAATGGATTAAGCTATGGAATAATATCTGGTGTGTATTATGGTTATGGAACTACTCCAGTATCAACTAGTGAATGGAAAAAGGTTAACTCTGTTGAAGGCAATGTATTAGGTGCTAAATTCTTCAAATATATTCATGAAGCAATACCTAATTTTGGTGATAAATCAACTATCAGAATAGCTTATCAGCTAGGTAATCAAAATGACAAAGATGGACAAGATTCAGTTAGTTCTACTATCTTCCAAGAAAGTTTAGGTAATAATGCTTATCCTGAATTAAGCGGTGGAGATGCTTTCACTAAAGGTATGTATGATTACTATGCTTCTGGGCATATTAATGATCAAACCAAAATATATATGAGAGATTTTGACAAGATTGGTACAACTGTAAGTGTTAGTAAATATGAACCCCTTAGTAAATCAGTAATTGATGGTAAAGCTGGATTTAGTGCACCAGAAACATTTGATGTTACAGCACTTATTGATCCAGGAAGTTCTACTGCTCCTACTGTTGCAAGAGGTAATGCAGAATTCGAGGAATACATTGGTAGAGATTCACGTAAGATATTCTTTAAACCAGATTGTTATCTTAATAGGAATTACATTATCAATGAAGGTGGGTATAAGAAGAAAACCGTGTATACTATAAGGTTAGAAGACAAGGACTATCAAGTAGAACAAATATTACCTAGGTTCTACAACAATGCAATAATTTACTGGGAAGCTAACTTATTTGTAGTAAGTCCTACAAATGACCCATTCAAAGGATAACTAAGATGCCGTTTATTTGGCGAACTATGATGGATGATCGAGTACGACCTAGCCATGCTGCTAGGGAGGGCTTATTATTTCCTGATAACTATCGTCCGCAGCCAGGTGAAGAATACAATTGTCGATGTTGGAAAGAAATCGTTCCTGAAGAGGAAGAAAATGGAACCAATATTGGCGAATCTGATATTTTAAACTATGGGTTGATGTTTGGTAAATCTGCTTTAATGGCTAGTGCATCTAGTATTGCAATGGGTGCAATTGAAGCTAAATTATTACCTAGAATCACTGATCAAGTAGAATTAGGATTACTTAGATTAAATAGAACAACTAAGTTATTCCCTGCAATTGGTAAAATATCGGTTGCTGGTGGATTAGCTAGTAAGGTTCTTCCTCGTCTAGGACTAATATTCTCAGCTTTTAGAGTTGGTTATGGATTATATAAAGGTGAATCAGTAGGAAATATAATTGCTTCTGAAGCTGGTTATTTTGTTGGTACTGCATTCGCTGCTCCAGTTGCTAAAGGATTAATGAGCGGCGCAAAAACTGTAATACATAGACCACGAGTAGTTACTGAAGCACCTAAAGTGACTAGACCTAGTACAGGTGGATTCGGTGTAAGATATCCAGAAACAAAACCACCGACAGTACCTGAAGCACCTAAAGTTACAGGTATGGTTAAAGCTGTTACTAAAGGTAGGAGTAAAAAAGAATATGTACCTGATATTCTTAGATATCCTGAAGGTAGAGCACCTTTTAAACTTGGGTATAACACTAGATTGACTAAAAGAACGGAAAAAAGAATAGAGACTAAGTTACAGAACTTAGAAGCTGCAAGATCAATAGAAGACGTAAATGCTAAAGTTGGATTAAGAAGTGCTTACTATATAGGTAAGTATAATAATATGTATCCAAAACTACAGAAACCTTTTACTGGAGACAATGATCCAAAAGCAGAAGATGCTTTAAAGAAATTAGCTAGAATGCTTAAAGATAAAGATTCTGGCAAAGTATTTTAATATATAAGGAAAAACTATGGCTACATTCAGTGGATATTTTTTAACAGGTTTGCCAGATAATACTAAAGCTAATCAGCTTTTGATATATACTGGTTCAACAGCCAGTGGTGTTTTTAGTTTAGCTGATACAATTTCGTATAGTTACCCTAATAAGACTACTGCTTACACAATTGATGATACTTTATTTTATAAGGTAGCATTTTCTGAATCAGCTACTGGATGGCAATCACCTCAATCTGAGGCCATAGCTGGATCACAAATACTAGGTTCAGCCCCTAGTTTGGCAATTACATCTGGATCTGATGGTGCTACATATAGTACTGTTGATGATGTGTATGCTATTTCTAATCTTACACAAGAACAAGTACCAGTGGCAGATGTAGAGTATGCGATTACTATAGCTAGATCTTTCATAGACTTAAAGACTTCTTCTTTGTCAATAAATCGTTTCTCAGCATTTGGTAATGAAGTTGCTAAAAAGAAATATAATGCTACTTTGAAAATACTAAAAGATGTTGAAATTAATTTCGCATTAAGTTTAATATATAGAAACCTTGCTGATGATGCAATAATGAACAATATAACTGAAGGTATTGGTTCATCATCTAGTATCTCTGTTGGTCAAACGTCTATTGGAGGAATCGAAAGTAGTGACTCTACAACTATAGCTACATACTTAGATTCTTTATCAGCTAGATATTCAGCCTATGCAACTAGTTTGCTTGATACTATAATACCTAACTATGTACCTCTGAGATATTCAGAAAGTGGAACTGGATACGTTAATCAGTGGAGGTCATATATAACTAACTATGGGCGGATTTAACATGACTGATTCTGAAAAGATCGACAGACTAATAATTGATGTAGCAACACTATGTGCTAACGTGTCTACAATAAAATCTCAAATAGATCAAATGTCAAACTTTGAATCTAGATTGAGATTACTAGAAGATTTCAAAGAAAATAATAAAACTAAGTCTAATTTCTTAATTGGTGGTATTATTACATCAATAATAACTGCATTATGGAATATAATAACTAGTGGTTCTCTTCCTATTAAATAACTTAATTAATTTAGTGTTAGCGAGCTGTCAAAGCATAGCTAACACACTAATACTACCCAACTAGATTATAACTAAGACGCAAGTGAGCGATAGCGATCTGTTCGCGCGTCCAAGTATAACTAGATTACTATACCCTCATATACATAGTCACTAAATAAATAATACTAAACACTATATGATAAATATTTAATACTAGTCAGTAGAAATGATTTTAGATATAGTTATGGCATTAAGAATTGTTTTACCTAGTATTATTATGACTGAATTACGCTATCGCTGTTAGTGTTAGCTACGTTAGCCTCGCTTCGCTGCGTCACTTACGCATAAGAAAACCCCTAGTAGAATTTTAGTTTTTAATGCGTAAATCAGTCTGGGGGGCGACTACTACAAGACACTATAACAAAATTCTAAAAACTTGTAGGTTATATTTACGTCTATCCTGTAACTTATTGTTGAAGTTACTTGTCCTGGATTTCAAGACTTATCAGGTATTAATTTAACTCTCATTCATTGGATTGAAGGAGTTGGGACTTTCACCCAACTGATTACTACATTAATAGTATAGATATAAATATAAATATTTGTCCTTAATTATACAAGTATTTTATTATATTTTTCAGCATTTTGTTTTTTTGTTATTAATCTTAAATTACTATGATGAAAACATTTCTTAAATTGTTCTGGATCAGTAAGATCGAAGGCCGAACATGGAATGATATGATCAATAACCAATATTCTACCATAGTCATTTTCAAAAGTATATTCACTAGTATTAGTAGATTTTAAATATGCAATAAACTCTTCCCTAGTTTTAAATCCAATAGTTTCATTCAAGAACTTAGTTAATTTCTTTCTACCTCTAACTATATGAGTAATGTAAGTTCTACCATCCATTGATATTTTCTTCTGTGGATTATTTCTTAAAGCTCTTCTAGATGCATTATAACTATCTGCATGATTAGCTCTCCATTTTAACCAAATAGCAGTAGCTCTTTCTCTATTATTTCTAGCCCAGTTTTTAGTCATTTCTCTTCCACATGACTTACAATAAGTATATACATATCCTTTTGAATTTACATAAAATTCACTTAATTCTTTGTCAGTTTTACAGATTGAACATTGTTTCATAGTTATTTCTCCTTATTTAATTTATATTTGATTCACCTTGAATCATTACATTTATAGTATATGCCTAAATATAATTATTTGTACACCTAATAAAAAATATTTTTTATGCTTATACTATAAGACACAAGGAGGATAACTATGGGAACTTACGTAGGTGATAATTTCGATAAGAAACAATTACTTGCAATAGAATTACTAGCTGATGGACTTAACACAGCAGAAACTGCTGAACAAGTGAAAGTGAGTAATTCCACTATTTGCAGATGGAGGAAAAACCCTAGTTTTATGAATGCTATAGTTGAAAAAGCTAGAGAAAAGCTAAAACTAGAATTACCATCGATTTACAAAGCTGCTACCAAGAACGCTGTCAAGGGATCTCCACAGCATATTAAGATTCTGATTGATCACATCGACAACTTAGAAAAGAAAGCTGTTGATCTGTCTGAGAAAAATATTACATTTACATGGGATATCAAGGAATGAATCTAAGAGCCAAACAAAAACCAATGAAGAAGATAGTTATACCTTATAGTCCACATAATTATCAACTACACTTCCATAGAGACGAATCAAGGTTCAAAATAATTGTAGGTGGACGTAGAGTAGGTAAAACTGTTTCGTGTCTTCAAGAGGCTATTAGACACTGTTTAGAGAAACCTAATCGTCTAGTATTCTGGGTTGCACCAAACTATAGACTAGCTAAAGAAGTTGCATTTGATGAGTTCATCCAATACATTGATATACTAGATCCAGCAATCGCTTACATACATAGTACTCAACTTAAAGTTACATTCATTAATGGATCCAAAATATATTTTAAAGGTTCTGATGATCCTGATACTTTGAGAGGTAGAGGTCTAACACTAGTCATTATGGATGAAGCTGCATTCTGTAAAAAGACAGCTTGGACTCAAATACTACGTCCTGCACTATCAGATAAAAATGGTAAAGCTATTCTTATTTCTACTCCCAATGGTTACAACTGGTTTAAAGATATTCATGATATGAAAGAAGGCTGGACTAAATACCACTGGCCAACTAGTTTAAATCCATTGATCACTCCAGAAGAACTAAATGAAGTACGCAGTCAAATATCAGAAGTTGACTACAAGCAGGAATACCTTGCTGAATTTGTAACTAAGGCTGGTAGAGTCTATGATGAATTCAATGGTGAAAATATCATTGAACCAATCC